AGGACTTAGAACATCTAGAAATAGTAAAGCGATGGAAAGAAGAATTAGAAGCACTATACGCAGAAGAGGATAGGAGGAAAGAAGAATGACAGAGAAAGGAGTAAAGGAACTACAAAGAGAATTGAAAGCAGCAGAGATGCGACAGAGGGCAGAGCAAAGAGAAGCAGTCACGAAGAATCGAGACTTCTCCATGTATGCCGGACCTGAACCGGGGCAGGAGAGAAACACCCATCCCGGCACAAGGGACATCCCCGATGTAATCACAATGCCTAAGAAGAGGCCATTGAAGAAAGAGAACATCCCTTGGTGATAGCATGGATTGGGCCTCTGTCTTGAAAGTGGACAAGCCCAAGAACGTTCTAGAAAGAGATGAAGTGACATCTTTTACCCCTGCAAAAGAAAGACAGATAGGCCCATTCACAAGGGACCAATCCCGACAAATGGAACCTACGCCTGAAATGGCAAGAGGAAGAAAAGAAAAAGAAAAAGAGTCCAAGTTAGAAGAATACTCTAACCTGATTGGTAAAATAATAGATTCATATTCGAGCAAAGAGGAATTGACTAAAGGACTTTATCGAGATATCATCAACAGTCGCAAGATATACTCAGACATTCCCGAAAAGGAAACCCAAAGAAAATTAGACATGTTCTCACTTGGTATAATCGATGACTTTGAGTTATTGAGGACATTAGAAAAAAGACTATCCAAGGATAAAGAATCCGAGGGGTTCTCAGAAAACGATAGGACTACTCTACGACTGCTAACTAAACTATCAAGACGATATGCAGGGGGGCTTAGCGGATATGATGTAATCCAGAAGATACACAGAAAAATACCCGAACTGAATCCAATGAAGATGGATGATAATTTGAGGCGGGATGTGTTGTCTTCCATGAAACCGCTGAAACAGGAGATTCCTGAACTAGAAGAAAATCTGACCAAACTAAAAGCATTCACATATCTAGATAACGAAAGTGGGGTAGAGAGCCTCATCGCATTAAATGAAGATGTAGAGAGCCAAACAGATTCCTTGGAAGACAGCAACGAGTTCGTTGAGATGGAAGAGAGCAAGAGGAAATTGAAGACGGCAAGAGATTCTCGCGAGAGACTATCCAAGAAACATATTCGATATCGTGATATGAATACTGAACAACTAAATAGATTGAGACAACTCAAAGAATATGATGTTCCCTCAGATGAGGAAATGCAAGAACACAAGAAGGATTTGGCTAAGAATAAGAAAACCATAAGTCTCTTGAGGGATAGAATATCTGAATTAGAGCCTGTTATCAGAGCAAAGACTGCTCAGATAAAGAAGAACAAGAAAATACTACTAGGTTTCGAGCAACAGGTATCGGGAGTCCTTGAGGGAATAATAGATTATCTGGATGAACTGGAAGAAGAGGGCAAGTTCTCAGATGCTAGTAAATTTAAGAATATCCTAGAGGCTTATGTTACTATTGCAGAAGAACTAAACTTATATGTCGATAAAGATGCAAGAGATTACATGGTCTTGCTGGACGCGAGCAGTCGTCCCTTGAAAGACCTTGATTTAGATGCCATGTTGAGGGAGGTGAAGTCAGATGAGTAACTGGATGGAAACAATAAGGAAGGACAACTCGCCTATATTGGAGAAACTAGACTCCAAGATGAGGAAAAAGGTCAAGAAGACCCTTCAAGCATCGCAGCCCACTGAGTTCTTCGGACAGGATTTCACAAGACTGGGGGAACTGCTGGAAACCGTAAAGTCAGTGGGTATGGAAAAGAGCGATAACAAGAAATTTGAGGCTATGGAGGAAAAGAACCTTGACATAGTTGCCAGTGCAGCAGAGTTGAGGAAGGACTATGAGACTCTGTACAATCAGATTCGCAGTATGATTTATCCTAAGAAGAAAGGTGATTTGAATGAGTGAAGGAAATGAAATGATGATGCTCTTGAAAGAGTTAGTCGATAAAGTCAAACAATTAGAGAAAGCCGTATACGACAAGGACAACCTGCTGATGAAATCAGGCTATGTTGTTGTCGATACCCCAACTCCAAGCATGTCTAGTAATGGTGTGCCGATGGGCGATAACATTTCCAAGATGTCTTGGGATGACATACACAAGATGGTGGAGAACGTAAGGTGATAGTATGATACCGGAGAGAGTAACTATTGAAGAGAAAGCGAGAGAGATGATAGCGAAAGCAAAGGTAACACTTGACCACTATCAACATCTAGGTCAAGGAGAGGATGTCACTGGGGAAGAGGTCAAAGTGAAAAGACCCACAAAGAATCCCAAAGAAGAGAAAGTAGAGAATCCTGATGCTGGCGAAGTAGTAGAAGGGTAAGACATGACCACTTCAGGAGTTGCGTTTGAGAAAGACGCAGCGTTTACGAAGCGAGTCCTTGATGTCTTTGAGAAGATACGCTTCTCCTATCTCTCGGCGTTGCAAGACCCGAAGGAATACAGGAACGAGTGGAAGAACGCAGTCAAGACTGTGAGAAAGACATTCGATGACCTGAATGACTTCACCCGCGAGATGAAGAAGTTCGTGGATGACAAGTATCTCTTCGATAATGAGGTGGAGAACCCGACCAGCATACAGGCGAAGAAACTGTATGATGACATAAAGAGAATGAGATTCTCATCCAAGAAGATAAGCGACCCGTTCAGCGAGCAATTGGGTGATAATGTCCTTGATGAGTTGCTAGAGAATGAGAGCATGATGATTGCCTTCTTGCATTATGCGATAAGAAGCGAGACACTCCCGATAAAAGACAAAGCATGGAAGGAGCAGGGTCTGAAGCCCGACGAGATAACATCAGGATACAAGGGACTGGATTTGAAAGTCGATGATATCGCCCTATACATAATGGAGCATTATGGTGAGGGGAAAGATACTGAGAGAGTTGAGTCCAAGGTCGATGCAGCCATGAAGAAACTAGAGAAACTATATTTCGAGAATCACACAGAGGAAGAGTGGAAGAACCTAGTTGCTCTAGATAATAAATTGAAGAAGTCGGAGGAAGAGAAATCAGAGGTTGATTTCTACATACCAAACAAGCCGATGTATAGGATATTCGAGATAGACGATATGAAATACATCAAGGGCCTCTCAGGTGAATTCGTCGTGCAGGAGAAATACGACGGAATGAGGATTCAGATACACAAGAAAGGCAGTAATATCAAAATATTCTCATTCAATAAGAAAGACATCACGGACAAATGCAAAAAGCAAGTCGATGAGTTGAAGAAGAAGCATTTCGGTGATTGCACATTAGACGCTGAACTAGTTGGATTCAAGGGAGAAGAAGCAGTCCATCGTGTCGATGTAGTCACTCATATATTCAAGAAAGAGGTTCCTGAGTTGGAACTGAAGGCACACGTATTCGACATCATGTACCATGAGGATAGGATTGTGGCGGAGGAACCCCTGAGAGAGAGGATAAACGTCCTGTTCTACCAATACTCACAACACTCAACCGAGAATCTAGCATTCCCCTCCAAGAAGGATACGAGGATAGCAGATTCCATCGAAGAGGTGAATAAATACTCTGAGGATATCATGGAACTACCCGCATCTGAGGGAGTGGTAATCAAGGATATAGAGTCAACATACTATGTGGGGATACAGAAGAACCCCAAGTGGATTAAGTGGAAGAAGTTCGTTGACTTGGATGTCGTGGTGCTTGACAAGAAGAAGACGAACAGCAATCTCTTCTCATACTCATTGGGCATAGGGCCAGTAACCGCTGAACAGGCGAGAGAGAACAAAACAGTGGATATGGATGATGTCGCATATATCCCTGTAGGCAGGGCATTGAATACGAAAGAGTCTGTCGATGTGGGTTCAATCGTGAGAGTGAAGGTAGACGAGGTTAGAAGAAACGGCAAGGGATACTCACTATACTCTGCCAAAGTCATAGAGATACCTGAAGTGAAGGAGTCAGACAAACTACAGACGTTGGAGTTATTGGCTGATGAGAGCAAGAAGTCTCTCATAGAGGAATCGAAGGACTACTCTGTCAGGATGGAGGGACTGAAGAAAGCGATAGTCACTGATGGAATACACGGCGATGCTGAGATAATACTCAAGTCGGACTTGGATGGGTTTCAGGTATATGGCATCGAGGGAGATGACCTGATGGCTAAGAATGCCCTATACGACATAGACATATGGAAAGAGGAACTCACTGAGGTAATCAAGACCATACGCTCAGAACTTAGAAATGGAATATTTCAATTCTTAAAAGAAAAGGGTAAGCCAATGCCATACAAAGACATTCTAGAATTTGTCAAGGAAAAGCACGAAGATAAGTTTGAGGGATATGCTTTTGATGGCGACCAAGAGAAGTTCAAGAAGTGGATGATGAATCAGAATCATTTCGTATATGATAAGGCAAAGGACACATTCGAGGAAAATGAAGAGGTCATTGCGAAGGACGCTACTCAGAAGATGGGGAAGTTCGTCGTTAACAAGAGGAAGGATGACAACCTAGACTTGGTTCTAATGTATGATGACATGAGATTCGGTTGGACTATCGATATAGAAGACACCGAGGATATATTCAATCTGTTCGGCAAATCGAACAAATACCCTGCCGAGATATCCACTAACCTACAGGGCGGAGACAAGTTAGACGAGGGGGAAGTAGAGTTCGGGGTGCAACGGCATGGGTATCATGAATACAGATTGAACGGTGACAAGTTCAAGACAAGACTACATGCTAGAGTAGTTCCTATAGACGGAGAGGATTCTTGGATTGTATTCACAGGGATAAAGCAGGAGATGCTGGATTCGTCAGAAGATGATGGTTTGATTGACATAACTAAGGATAGGAATAAAAAGTTAACACTATCTAATGGTGAGTGACGATTCTATTAAATACCATAAATGTAAATAAGCGCAATCGTGCTAGAGCAACCGATTAGAATTGTTAGGCAAGTCGAGACAGACTTCTCTATTCTAAAAGCCGATAATCTAGTAATAGGTGGCTATGCTTCTATAGAGGTAGTTGACAAGCAAAACGACCTAATAACACTAAAGGCTCTAAATGAGGCTGTAGTGAAATTCATGGATGACAAGAAGTTTAGGAACGTCATGTCGAACCACTCCAATGTTCAGGTAGGAGAGGTAATAGAGTCCTACAGAGATACCAACGGAACTGTTCACAAGACCCATGTTGATGATGTTGGGTTCTATGTCGTAATAAAACTAAGAGATGACATAGAGAAGGCCAAGGAAATATCAAGGGGAATCCGAAAGGGAACCCTACGCTCTTTCAGCATCGGTGGTCAGGCACTATCGAAGCAGAAGAGGAACAACGACGAGTTTGGGGAGTATAATGAAATCGACAAACTCGAACTACACGAAGTCACAATTTGCGAGAAGGGCATAAACCCCGAAGCAAAATTTGACGTATTGAAAGAAGACAAAGGTGAAAAAATGACTGAGAAGTTAGAAAAAGCCCTTGCTGAACTCAGTACCTTGATGAAAGAGGTTGATGCCCTTTCAAAAGAGGAACCCATGGACGAGAAGGCCATGATGGATGAGAAAGCAATGGGTGAAGAAAAAGAAATGATGATGACTGAAAAAGAAGACGA